AAGAGCCGCGCTAACACGCCTGTTAGCTTGATGGAAAGTAGTGTCAAAGACAAAAGTCATACTTTTACTTTGCCACTTTGCCGCTTGCCTTGCCCCGGCCAGTCACCCAGGCATTTAGCATTATACACTATGTAATAACCATTCCTAATTTTACAAAAAGTACAATCTGTATTATTGACTTTATACACATTGTAAACTATAATATAATCATAGGGAGCGAAGGGCACGAATGATGCTCCTAAGCCGTGGTCAGGCGCGTGAAGCGTTACGGATAGGTTTGCGTGACTGCTAGCTCATTTCCCTTCGCCACCCTTAACATGGTAGAACTCTTTAAGAGTAACGGAAAACTGGTCATTGGACGTTAATGGGGTTGTGCCCATTTCTACCACCAAAGCCGACATTGTGTAGCAGAACTCTTAAAACCGTTAGGCTCTGTACCTAACCGTCAGCAGTATTCTTAAACACAATAGTCGGAGAAAGAGCCGCGCTAACACGCCTGTTAGCTTGATGGTTATATAGGTTTGTCATTTCTCCTACTCCCACCATCCAAAAGGACAAATGGTCGAGTCCTCGGCTTAATATTAAATATGAAAGGAGTGTATTACAATGTCAATGTGGTGGGATTTAAAGAACACATTATCTTATAATGCGCTCTTTAATTTTGTAGTTGGTTCTCGTGGTTGTGGTAAAACTTATGGCTTTAAGAAATGGGCTGCTGAAGATTTTATCAAGAACGGGAATCAATTTATTTATATTCGCCGCTATAAAACCGAGATGAATAAGAAAGCTAAAGAAAATTTCTGGGCTGCTGTTGCTCATGAATTTCCTGACCATGAGTTAAAGGGAACGCCTGAAGGTGCTTACTATATAGACGGTAAGCTTGCTGGCCAAACTCGTTACATCTCAAGTGCAAAATCTGAAGAACTCCCGCTAGTTAATAAAATCTGCTTTGATGAGTTTATCTCCATGGACGAAACCCATCATGGTTATCTTAAAGATGAAGTCACATTTTTCTGTGAACTCTATGAAACTATTGCTCGTATGCGCAGAGTGGTTGTATTCTTCTTTGGCAACGCTGTTACATGGGCAAACCCATATTTCACAGAATTCGATATTAAAAAGCCAATTAACAAAAAGCAAATTGCTACAACTAGAGACGGATTAGTCTTAATTCAAATTGCTAACAATGAAGAGTATATTGAAGCCAAAGAGAAAACTGACTTTGGCCGTTTGATGAAAGGTAGCAAGTTTGGAAAATATGCCGTTCACAATGAATTTTATCTTGATAGTGTAGTTGGTATTGCTAAGAAAACTCCTGAAGCTAAATATCAGTTTGGTTTTAAGATTCATGATGATTATTTAGGCTTATGGGTAGACTTCTCTTCTGGTAAATGTTATCTTTCTAGAAAATACAGTCCGGGTAGCGGCGTGATTTATGCGTTAACAAATGATGACCACGATTATAACACCATTTTGATTGCACGCACTCCACGTCCTAACTGGTTATTATATATAATTAAACAATATCGGTTGGGAGGTTTGTACTGTGAAGATGAAATAATTAGGCGATACCTGATGGATATTTTGAAGATTGTAGGTGTATAATGTTAGGAGTTGAGTTTATGCCCTTTGTCATTGTTCTGGGCTTTATTACATTTGACGTTCTAACAGGGCTGATTAAAGCAAAGCATGACGGTTCCTATAATTCCACTATCATGCGCGAGGGTGGTTATCACAAGTGCATGGAGATTCTTGCTGTTGTAGGCTCTTATGGTGTCGAATACGCAATGCAATATGTTGACATTGGTATCCAGATTCCACTTGTAGGTGCTGTAGTTACTTATATTTGCATTATGGAGCTTATCAGCATTATGGAGAATATGTGTGCTGTAAATCCTGAACTTTCTGCTCTGTTTAAGCCCTATCTGGAAAAACTTAAAGGAGATGAAGAAAATGAGGAAAGCAAACGGTGATGTCCTTTTCTGCTGGCCTTTAGAGTGTCACATTATCACAGCTGGCTGGACATACAATGATGGTTCTTCCCACCATGCTATCGACCTGCGTGCTGCTCCCGGCACACCTGTTTATGCAGCCGAGGATGGCACAGTAAATCAGGTACAGAGCTGGGATGGTAGAACCAAAACTGGGATGCAGTCTTATGGCAACATGGTTAGAATTAGGCATAACAATTATAATGGTTCTAAGCTTGAAACACGCTATGCTCACCTTAAAGAGTGTTTCGTCAAAAACGGTCAACACGTTTATGAGGGTCAGCTTATTGGGTATTCTGGCGCAACTGGTAATTGCTATGGCGCACACCTTCACTTTGAAGTAATTTACCATGATTATCGTGTTAATCCTTTGAACTGGTTGGATAATAATTTTATTTGTTCAACGCAGACAGTAATTAAACATCTTGGTAGTTATACTTCGGTTCCCAGAGAATCTACTAAAGGTGACTACATTAAGATTCACGCAACTGGCATTGATATGCAAGCAATTATCGCCCTCTGTGAGAATCTTAAACTTACTTATGAACGGAGCAATAAATAATGAAAACGCGTGATGAAATTTCTGCAATGCTTGGTGGCTTTGTCGATGCTAAACCTGAAGACCAAGGTACGCTGATTGCTGGTGTGCTTGACGAATTTGATGAATGTCGTAATGAAGCAGAACAGTTTACCAGTGGTTGTCCAGATGGTGCATCTAACTGGCATGAAGCTTATGACAATCTTCGCAAAGATTATGTTAAAGCATTTCTGAATGATGACAATAAGCCTAATGACGAATATCAGAAACCTAACGGCAATACTATTACAATTGATGAAGCTGCACAGGCATTTGTGAATAAAATGTTTGGTAGAAAGTGAGGTGATATAGTTGTCGCGTCCATTTAGTTATAACGATGAAAGTTTTACAGTAATCGGAAACATTCTTTTTGTTCATGTTGATATTGGTGGCGATGCTTATGCAGTTGGTCAGGCTCTTTGTACTATCCCGCAAGCAATTTTTACTAGAATGACAACTTACAATCAGCAAGCCGCTGTATCTAATAAATTTACTGGTGGTTCTGGGTCTAGTATTGGCGTTACCTGTACGGAAGATGGCAACTTGATTACGCGAACCGCTATTACTACAGCGTCTACTTTGCCCAGATTTGTATTTACATGGTATTGTCTTAAAGACATTTAAGGAGGTAATTAAACTATGGCTTCTGCTGCTGTTGGTATTATTAACGCTGTATTTGGTAGTGATGCTACTTTTGGTGGCGCTCCTAAGATTGAAAACACTACTGAATCTATTAAATCCGCATGGTCGTTTATCAATTCTTATGAACCGCGTCTTAACTATTTCTGTAATGCTCTGGTTGACCGTATTGGCCTGACCGTAATGCGTTATATTTCTTTTGAGGACCCTTGGCAGGTTTTTGATAAGGGTGTTCTGAGTACTGGCGCTACTGTTCAGGAAATTTATGTAATGATGCAGAAAGCAACTCCCTACTTCTCTGCTGACCGTGCTACCAATGATGAAGTTATGAAAGCTGAATTTGGTAGCGACCCTGCTGAGGTTTACACTGCTTACCATGCTGTGAACTCTCGTATTAAGTACAAGGTAACTGTCAACCGTGAAGCTCTGGAAACTGCTTTCATGAGTGAAGCTAATCTGTCCGCCTTTGTACAGAACGTCATCGACCAGATTTATAAGCCTGCTGAGCTGGACTCTTTTATCATGAAGAAGTACCTGCTGTATCAGTTGGTAAAGAACAATAAGCTTAAGAAAGTAACTGTTTCCGCTGTTACTGATGAAGCATCTGGTAAGACCCTGGTTAAGAAGTTCCGCCAGATTTATGGCAAGATGAAGTTCATTTCTAAGGAATATAACGCTGCTGGTATTCCTATGAATACCCCGGCTGAACGTCTGTATACTATTGTTCCTGTTGACATTTCTGCTTCTATTGATGTTGATGTTCTGGCAAGTGCATTTAACATGGATAAAGCAGATTTTATGGGGCATCGTCTGGAAGTTGATAGTTTTGCTCTTAATGAGTATGAAGTTGAACGCTTGGAACATCTGCTTACTGGCAATGACCCCTCTGGCAATGGTTCTGTAACTATTGCAACTGGTGGTGATAAGACTTATACTCACGTTACCCCTAACGATGAAGATATGACCGCTATTCAGGCACTTATGGTTGACCGTGACTTCTTCCAGATTTACACTAAGCTGAATACCATGCGTGAAACTGACCTTGGCTCCACTTTGGATTGGAACTATTTCCATCATATCTGGCGTATCTATTCTGCATCTCCGTTTGCAAACGCTGTGCAGTTTACTACTAAGGCTTGATAATTGACATTTTCTTAAGCATGTAGGCTTATCCTCCTAAAACGTGGGATGCGCATACGTTATCACGCATTGCTTTGATTATGGCTACCTATAAACAATGTATCACTGACCAAAGCACAATCAGAGTTTCAGCAGGTTATCCACATTATTCTGATGGTTCAGTTCATGGTGGTATTGACACAGTACATACAAATCATCAATCTTATGCACCAATGGCAGGTACGGTTGAAACAGCCCATACTTGGCAAGGCGGCACGACTGGTAATGATTCTTGGGGCAACTACATTGTAGTTAAAATGAGCGATAATAGCTATTGGCTTGCAGCTCATTTTGTTAGTCAGATTCATAGTGTTGGCGAAACAATTACTCGCGGTCAATATATTGGTGAGCAAGGACGAACAGGTAATGTTACTGGTATTCATACGCACTGGGAATACTGGATAGGTGGTTATGGCACAGCTTACAGAACTGACCCCTCTGCTATTCTTGGTATTCCTAATGAAGTAGGTACATGGGATGTTGAATGGGATGCTACGAATCCACCAACACCACCTGAACCGCCAACACCACCCGGCCCAAGTCCTACTCCCACAACTAAACGTAAACTTCCAATTTGGATGATGTGTAAACCACCCTACAGATTTTGAAAGGAGCAAGAACATTGCCAAATATGCAACTTTATATCTGTAAGGGTATCCCTACAGATAAAACCTATAATCATGTGCTTAGGTTTCAGTCTGATTCTTCTCGTTTTGCTTATTTTACTTCTAAATCCGTTCTTCATCTTACCAATTATACTTATCAGCGATTAGAGCATTATCTCTCTGTTGGTGTTAATGCTGAAACGATTGAACCATGTAATTATATCGTATTTCAGAACGCAGACTTTTCAGATAAATGGTATTATGCCTTTATTGATAAGGTAGAATATGTCGCTAACGAAACCAGCAGAATTTATTTCACGGTTGACGTTATGCAAACTTGGTTTAATCAGGTTGTAATTCCCTCGTGTTTCATTGAGAGGTCACATACTAATACTGATAATGTTGGTGATAACCTTGTGCCAGAAGACATTGAGACAGGCCCATATGTTGATTATGTAGTTCAGTCTTACAACGCACAACCTAAGATTGCTTTTCTTTGTACATTTAATGCCGATTATTCCCCCGCTTCTGGTACAATGAAAAATGGTCTTTATACTGGCTTGCAGCTTCATACATTTACAAATCAGAATGATGCCAATGCTTTCCTAGACGGAGCGCTTAATGTTCTTGATGGAATTGTAGCTTGCTATATGACTTGTGAAGATGGAGAGTTTACATTTAACATTTCTTATCCGAAAAGCATTGACGGATATGTTCCAAAAAATAAAAAACTTTTGACATATCCATATTCTTATTGTAGAGTATTCGATACGACAAAGAAGCTTAATGGTGTATTTAGATATGAACTTTGGCGTTCTGCTAATAAACAGTTAAAGATTATGTTTACAGATGGGCAAGGAAGTCCTGAAATTGGTGTCATTCCTGTTGAATATGGTACAAGAGGTTTGCATAACGAAGCAGCCCTTCAAAATGCTGTTTATACTCGTCCTTATCCTACATGTGCTTATAATACTGATATTTATAAAGCATATATGGCGCAGAACGCTAGTGCTGTTGCTGTTGAAAATCTTGGTATGATTGGTTCTGGTGCTAAAGCTGCTATTGGTATTGCAGGTATGATTGGTAGTACAGCAACTTTGAATTTTGGCAAAGCTGTCGACCAAGGTATTGGAGCTATCAATGAGGGATTAAGTATTGCCAACACTCTTGCAAAACGTGATGATATGGACAGATTACCACCACAAACCTCTGGTATGCCAAGTACAAGTCTTGCATATACCATTGATAGAAAAATTGCAATTTATATATCACAACGCACTGTAACTAAAGAATTTGCAGAAATTATTGATAACTATTGGTCGGTTTATGGTTATCCAATTCATAAGGTTGGTACAATCAATATTGATTCTCGTATTAATTGGAACTACGTCAAAACAGCTAATTGCCATTGTCTTGGTGATGTTCCCAGTAACGTAGCCGATACTATCAATACAATTTTTAATCGTGGTGTAACTTTCTGGCATAATCCTAATACAGTAGGTAACTACTCTCAAGATAATAATATCGTGGGGTGATATATTTGAGTAAACGTTCACAAAAACCACAGCCACCTTGGATTGATTCTTATGACTTAACTGTTGCAACTTATGCTAATTGGTTTAACCGTCTGTATGATGTAGCACTTGCAAGATTTAAATGGGAAGGGCTTGAAGATTCTCCTTTTTTGGACGAACGATTTATTGAACAGTTTTTGTTCTGGCAACCTTTAATGGCTGGCTATCATGACCCTGTTATGGGCAACTTAATTCTTCCTGCTATGCCAAGTGATAACTTTGACATCATTGGTGACCCTAAATATCTTCGTGCTTATGGTTACAATTCTAATTACCGGAAAAGTGGCCTTAATAAACAAAACTGTGCTTATCTCTGGTGTAATATGCGCCGCTCCCCTGATGCTATTGTCATTAAACAGTTTGCACAACGTCTTACCAATATAGACAGAACGATTGACTTAAACCTTGCTGCACAGAAAACTCCGCGAATTGCTTATGCAAATGAGAATACAAAACTTTCTGTACAGAACTTGGTTTATCAGCAAGATAAATATGACCCTTGGCTGTATCTTAAAGGCAACCCCTCTACTGATGATATTAAGAACATGATTGGTGTTCTTGATTTAGGCGTTCAGTATATTGGCTTACAGTTAGAGCAGCAGAAAAAAGAAACTCTTGCGGAAGCTCTTACCTATTTAGGTATTGAGAGTAACTACAATATGAAAGCAGAGCGGCAGTTTACTACTGAAGTTCAGATGACCTTAGGTCAGGTAGAAGCAGACCGCCTTTCTCCATTGTACTCTCGCCAGAAATTCTGTAAGGATTATAACAGGCTCTTTGGCACTAATATCTCTGTATCTATGCGTTCCCAGCTTGAATTAACCAAGATTATGGAAGGACGCGAAGATGAAGGTGGTGATAAGGACAATGAGTAAATATACAACTCAATTACGCTTTATCTGTGAATCAAAAGCAGGTATTGTTGAACCTTACACCAATGTTTCTTATTCAGAAATTATTGAGCGTGCTCGGCCTAAAATCTTTAATTTTGATTATCCTATCTGGAATGAGAATAAACGAAAAGAGCTTGAAACCAATATTCTTAAGCATTTCTATACAAATGAAATTGGTTCTGAAACCTTCGGTCTTTGGCAGCTGCGTCTGGATGATTGGATGAACAGCCATATGCCTTATTACAATCCTCTATTTGAAGCACTTGATAAACAGTATGAGATGTTCTTAACTGATGATTTTTCAATTACCAGTGATGAAAATACTGAACACCATGATGTGAATACAGAGGATAGAACCAAGAATAGTAAGGTCAATATTGGTGGAACAAACAATTCCAATTATACTTCCAATTCTAACAGCAACGGAGAGAATACCAATACTCATACTGATACTCCACAAGGTAGTCTTGATAACTTTCTTGCTGGTAAGTATATGTCTGATGCTGACCATAGTAAGGCAAGTTCTACCAATGGTTTTAACTCTAATGCCAGCTCTAACAGTAGTAGCAATACCACTCAGGATGATAAGAATAACACAAAAGAAAATCGTGATGGCAATGAGCACCGGATTCTTAAACATGTAGAAAAAGGTTATCGCGGTCGTTCTCTTGTATCTATTATGAACGATTATATGAAAGAAGAAACAAATATCTATAATTGTTTATATAGAGATATGGAAGTTCTGTTTATGCGTTTATGGTAAAGAGGTGATTAGGTTTGAAGTACAATCCTTTGGATAAACTTTTCCGTTCTGTAATTCCTGTTGCCTATGATGATAGCATTAGTTACTATGAAATGGTATCTAAGGTTATTGAGGTAATGCAGCAGTACATTGAAACCAGCTCTATTAGTTATGCAGACCCTATTCAGTGGGATATTACCAAACAGTATCCTCGTAACACAGTTGTTGTTACTGTCAATGGTGATGGATATTTAAGCACTCAGCCTGTACCTATTGGCATTGATATTGATAATGAAGATTACTGGACTAAGATTGGTAACTTCTCAGAACTCTGGGGAAGTGTTAAGCTTGCTATCACTCCCATTGATGAAAAGTTAAAAACTACTGCAAGTGCTAATCGTAATATTAACGACCTTGTTTGGCTTAATAATGATTTGTATGTAATTCTTAAGCCTATGGATGCAGGTACACGGTATATTGAGGGCACCAACTGTGCTAAGACCACAATTGCTGAACGTTTGCACTATATTCTATCGTTAAAAGTTGCCAAATATAATGAAGATGATACTTCTATTTCTTTTGGTTTCTTTAATCCTAATAATGGCACAATTGTTACTGGTGGAGATATTCATATCTATGATGCTCCTGTAGAAACTATCAAAATTGTCGGCAAATAAGGATAGGTGATATTATGCCAACTAATTATGTATCTAAGTTCAACCTTAACGACCAAGAAGTAGTTGTTAAAGACAGTGAAGCTCGTACTACTGCTAACACAGCAAGCACTAATGCTACTAATGCTCTTAACAAAGTTACTGAACTGGAAAAGCTCTCTCGTGTTGAAGTTGCCTATACGCAAGATACTGAAACGATTAGTATTACTGCTGGCACTCATAATGTCGAATAATGGAGGTAATAATATATGGCTGAAACTACTAATTTTGTAACGCAAATCAATGTTGATGGTACTATCTGCGAAATTAAAGACTCTGTAGCGCGTACTGATGCAGCTAGTGCTAAGTCTACAGCCAACACTGCTAAGTCTACTGCTGATGCTGCTAAGTCTACTGCTGACACTGCTAAGTCTACTGCTGACACTGCATCCACTAATGCAACTAATGCAGTTAATAAAGCTAATAGCGCTACCACTACTGCCAACACTGCTAAGTCTACTGCTGATGCTGCTGCAAAAGATGCAACTGCTGCTAAAAATACTGCTAATACTGCATCTACTAATGCAACTAATGCACTTAATAAAGTCACTGCACTTGAGGAACTCCCTCGCGTTACTGTTACCTATAGCTCTGCCAATACCACTATTAAAGTTGTTACAACTAATACGCATGCAACTACTTGATATAGAAAGGGTGACTTAAATTGGCAAATCCTGTTGTTGACAAATTTAATATTGATAATTCCGTTTATGATGTAAAAGACACTCAGGCTCGTACTGATGTTGCTAAGAAGATTGATAAAGATACCACAGGAGACCTTGCGCAGACTGTGAGCGGAGACTATAGACAGACAGTCGGTGGTAATACTCGCGTATATAGCAAGGGTTTTTTTGCGTACCAAAACGACAATATGATTTTTTCCGCGAACAATTATGAAATTGGAATCGGTGAGACCTCTCAAAATAAACCGCTGTCTGTATATGGCATCCCGAACTTTAAGACACCAAGTGTCAAAAATATTGATGATAATTTTGCGGTTGTCAATATGCGAGTAAAAAATAATGATACTGACTTTTTAGTTAGCCGCACTGGTGAAATTCCTAGTTTTGTCGAACCTTCTCCAACAAGCATTGAAAAATATCAGAAGTTGAAAAAAGATGGTACTGATGATATTACTGCTACCATTAACACTCATACTAAGAATGAACCTCTGTTTATTCCTGCTGGTACTTATAAGGTAAGCGCTCCTTTGCAGCTGAAGCATAGCTTGTATGGTGCTGGTTCTTCTCGTGACCCTGCTCGTGGCACAAGCGATACTATCTTGCAGTATACTGATAATCCGACTGCTTTTGGTAGTCAGGGCGTTATTACTGTATCGGGTGATGACGTAACTGGTAACATTGTCATTGCTAATCTGGATATTACTTGTAATGGTATGATTGGCGGCATTGTATTTACTACCAATAAGTACACTGATAACAGCATTTACAATGTAAGTATCAATAAGGTTAAATCCTATGGTGTTTACTTGCAGCCCGACAATAGCACTTTGAACCGTTACTGCTATATGGATAATGTAATGGTGTGGGGATTTAGCGATAATACTCCGGTGGAACGATGGACTGGTTCTGTTGCGTTTTTCTGGGGCAATAAAGCTCCCGACTGTGAATGTAATAACCTTGTTAATATGGTGTGTCAAGTTGGTTTTGACTGCCGTACTGATGTATACGGATGCAACTGGACTAGCTATCATGGTATTCCCTCTGGTGGTACAGGTGGTACTGATGCTAATACTTGGTGGAATAACACAATCGCTTGCAAGGTTACTAACAATGATATTCATGTTACTAACTTTTATGCAGATACTTGCCGATATGGTTTTGTATTTGACGGCCCCGGTAAGGCAGCAGCTTATATTAACAATATGATTTATACCTGCGATGATGGAACTGCTACCACTGAAACTGGCTATGCTGGTATTGCTTTGATTGGTAGTAGTCCTAATCCTCAGTTCATTGTTAATGGTGGTATTATTAACCGCTCCGCTAAAGTTAGCACAACCATTCAGTCAATTGGTACTTATCCTGTTACCAATGCTGTATGTAAGCTTGATGATGTTTACATTTATACTAAGCGTGAATATGTCTTTGGTAGCGGTGCTGATGAACGCGGTCAGTATATTTGTGCAGCTGGTGAACACCGTTGCATTGATTTAGCTATCACTAATCAGATGCAATACACAGTCGCAGGGCAGTCAACGAGTGGCGACCCGTACCAGTATAAGGCATTCGCATATATTCCAGTTGATACTAATACCTCACAGGGTTGTATCCACCTCACTGACGGAACCAACGTTGATTATAAAATCTATATTACAAAAAACGAAACAGATACATCTCTTAATGTTACTGCATTTGACAACCGTAAGCTTAGTCAATCAATTTTTAATGCGTCTGCTGGTACAAGCAAGACAGTTACTTGGGATATTATTGACAGCGAAGATAAGCTATATTATTCTAAGGATTCTAAAGCTGTTATCCTGTACTGCAAGCGCCATGCTTCAACTGAATTCACTGTTAGCTTGTCTGGATTTCAGTCTGGTATTTCTCCTGTAATTCTTGACCGTATTAGAAATGAAGATGGCACTCCTATGGATTATCCTCGCTGGGATAACAACAATGGTATGACTGCTATTAAAGTTCTTCGTCCTAATATTAGTTAAATAAAAACACCCCTAGGTGGTTATCCACTTAGGGGTGCTTTTCTATTTAGAATGGCAAATCATCGTCAATGTCTGGCGGCAATTCATTAGGGAGATTGTCAGTCATCCTCACTTTCATCATCTTCATCTTCATCTTCCTCAAAGGCATCAAAAGCGTTAAGAATAGAATCACTCAAAACTTTACGAAATTCCTTAGTGATGGGGTAGCAAATATCATGCCATTCATCTTTCTTATTCTTTGCGCTTGGCATTGCAACAAACAAACCCTTGCTGCCGTCCATAATCTTGATACCAGTAATGCAAAATACGTTTGCAAGCGTAACAGATACCATGGCACAGCAATTAGACTTCTTCTTATTGATAGGGAAAATACGAATGTCGGTGATGACGGAGGAAGCGGACTTAGCAGAATTGGTGGCCTTAGCGGATGCTTTCTTGTTAGTGTACATAGTTAGTTCTCCTTTGTTAAATAATGATAAGTAAGAAATTTATATTGAGGACAGTTTTTATACTGGCCGCAACAATCGGTTTTAAGGTTGTACTCTTGGCGTGACACTCTCATACCCTCACAACGAATGTAATTTGTTGTATGAGAAATATAATAAGGACATGTAGCTCTTCTACTGATTCTGTAAGAATCTTTTTCTTTCAAATTAAATCATCTCCTATCACTCCATTCCCACTGGAATATACTTGCAGGATTGCCATCAATTAACATAGCATATTCTTTGTCGGATTGTACTTTATGATAAGTTCCATAAAGTTCCTTACCATTTTCATCGTGGTTTATGCTAACAACTTCGGGCAAATAATCTATATACGATTCTCCACGTAATGAATAACAGAATGAATAATACATTCTATTAACAGGACTGTTTGTTGAGCGCAATGTATAACCACAAGGTTCTAGTACAGTTACAGAATATTCGTCTAGGTGGTCTGTTTCTCCGTTGTCATCCGTAAAATCTCCTATGATATGTGTTCCTGGTGTTTTACGAATGAGCTTCTTATTTATGGATTCATCATAACTGATATTAGGACGAAAATATTCCTTAACTAGGTACTCAAAATCTTCATCGTTCACTATTTGTGTAAACAATTCAGAAAGCTGTTTCTTGCTTGCACCTGCTACAGTAGCCTTAACTTTTAAGTGCTTATCTGCATCTAAGTATGTTGCACAATAGCATTTACTTCCCCATGTTACAAAATCTTCATAGTGACCATCAAAGTCCATAATGCCGAAATTGTAACAATCTTTATTCTCACTGTTGTTAAGAATATTCTCATTGAATCTATCAATGGCTTTTTGAACATTCTCATTGTAGCCAACAAAATAACCGCTGTCTGTATCGTGATAGAGAGGTTCAATGCCTTGGCTTAATACTAGATAGAGCATAAAGCAAATAAGGTGCAGTCTACTATAAGCAACCGTATATAAACCATCTGTGAAAATATTTAGGGAATTTCTGGATTTAAGAAACTTAACCCCGGTTGGAATCCATTCAAATTTATCGCCTTCCCCCTGCACACCAACTTCCTGTCTTAATGGCTTCATTGCTGAACATCCATACTGACCATTCAATCCACCTTTACTTGCCATTAAGGCGAAGTGAACTAAATCTTTGTTGTGGGTATTCATAATTTCTTGTGCTACAGAATCATCATAAAGCTTCAATCCCTCAAATGTAAAATCATTTAACGTTTCTACATGGTCAGCAACTTTATGCTCAAGTTTTTTGAATCCTGTTTTCTGGCGTGCATAATATTTAACTGTATTGCGCAAAGGCTTGTTAATAAACTTGTGGGCTGTCGCATAATAAAGTTCATCACATTCTGAACTACTATAATCATAAAGCATTTGAATTAACATAAAGTCAATATCACAGCCATGAAATGTAAGTTCATCTGCTTTGACTACTTTACCATTGTCGAAGTTACCATTTTTAATATTGCTGCATTTGGATGTACTGATATAGCTGTAAATACAGTTGCCAAAATTCTTAGCGTTAATATTATAAAAGGTAACATTGGCCATGAAGTTATATTTTATTGGCCTTTCAAACAAGATTGATTCACGGTATGCAGCTTGGAGGACTGAATAGTATTTAGCATCTTTACATCCATATAACTCAATCCGCTGGTCGGGATAATCGAAGAACCCTGAGTTAGCGCCGCTTTCGCAGCCAGATAAGAACTCATAGTTTGCAGACTGGAAATTTTGGTAACATTCATTAGGATTAACCTCCTTTCTCCATTTATAGGGGAATTTCCTACCATACATTGCTGATGGGTGCATAGAACTTGCATCAAAACACCAGACGTCCTTAAATATTTTACCTACCGCGTAAGGATTAGCATGAGTATAACCACCTGCAAGACAATTTTGAAAGAACTCCATAAATGGTTCATTATTCTTAAGTTCTATCGCTGCTGTAAATTGTGCAGTATGAACTTCTTTATCGGTAGCAATATTTCTGTTAAGCCTTGTTTCACGCTTAATCATTGATGTGTTAGATACTCCAATATCTGATACATTATCAACTTTAGTGAAGTTTGCCATATAGCGACATAGTGCATATAAAACTAGCTTGCAGTCACGTTCATTATAAATGTATTCAGAATCAGGTAAATCTGACCACCAATAATATTTTTGGTCGTAACCGCCTTTGACTTCTTTAAGTTTAGGAACTCCAAGCTCTGTACCTATAAGTTCAAGACTTTTACAGGAAAGAATCTTGAAGCTGTCATAAAATTCAAGATGGTCAAAAGCTGCTACTAATGGCTGGTGTGGAGCAACTGCAATGAAACGTTTAGGATTAAAGTTCTTAATACAGAAATTTATGTTACGCATCATTGCTTCAAATTCATAGCTCAAGTTATGCACAAAGATTTTGACATACACATCATTATTCTTAGCATCCTCATTGATTCTCTCAAATTCCGAAGAAATTGAATCATAAGTTCTAAAGAAATTATAATCCATTTCATTCTCAAAATCACTAAATGGTGCATGAGGTATAGGACGATAAGCAAATGAAGCTAGGCCGTGAAGATAAGTGCTTTGCAAGTGCTCTTTAAGTTCATCCTCGCCATACATTAAGGATGATGTTTCAATATCATAACAATATATGATAGTTGAATACTTATGTTCATTACGCTTTCTCACATATAGCACCACCTTCTTTCATTCATGAATATTACCACAAATTATATTTAGATGCAAGTTCTGTGAATTCTTTATAAACTTTTTTATGCTTCTTTATGAACTCTTCATTACCTTGGGTAATAGACCTGAGTTTATCACTTGCATCAACCAGCACTTTACCAATTTGGTCAGAATTTCTTAGCAGACTGTCATATTCTGAATAAGCTCTATCCATATCTGCCAAAGTATTAAGTCCTAACTTTTGACCCAATGCACATAATTTTTTCAAATCGTCTGCTGGAATATTCCTGCTATAGGAACCCATAAGATTATTAAGTATACCAGAAATTGCTCCCCATTTCTTTTTACCGAAATAGGCATCTGGATTTCTAAGAATCTTATATGCGGCATCGCTATAATTAAAAATATCTTCAAGACGATTTGCCACTCTCAATGACCTGTAACTATCTGTGACAGATTTATTTAATGATTTAATATGCTCTGAATATTTAGATAGATACTCTTGCATTAGCTTTTGTGATATTTTATCATCAAGATTATCAGCTATGTCAATAAGGTCACTATACAGTTTTTCAGCTTCGTTAAGAGCAGTTTTAGCAGTAAATTTCAGAGCATTGGCAATTTCAGGAGATTGTCTACCTCTAAGACTTTCTTTTAAGTCACCTGTCACAGTGATACCTGCTTTTCTGGATTTACGTCTTGTTGCGCCTATCTTTTCTAGTAACCTAGTTGCTTCGGCTTGACGCTTAAATGTTTTGTTCTTTGCCATAATGTTACTCCTGCTTTCTTGAAGCTAACTCTTTTCTAATGTCATTATCATAACTGTCAAGCAGATAACACAACTCTCTAAGATGGCAATCTTGGCAATCCTTATCCATAAAGTGTGTTAGCCATGAGGGGCAGGATTTAATATACCAGTTATCGCATAGTTTATTAAGTAGAGTAAGGGTTTCTGTATCTAGGTCTTTAATTGTCATAATAAACACCCTCCACATTTTCAGGCCAAACAGAATCTAAGCAATCGCCTACAAAGTACTGGTTAAATGTACAATTAGAACTTGGTGCTACGGAATAATAAACTACTCTGCCATCGTGTTCTACAATATTTACAACCTTACCAATTTTAGCAATGGTAATAGCTCTTTTCTCTTGGCCGTCTCCATAGAAATAACCATATTCTCTTACATTGTATTTAATGATTAAGCCTATGGGAATTGGATGAATCGGAACATCATAACGCATTGTATAAACTCCTATCTTAAACTAATCGCTTAAATCATCATTATTAACTCCTCTTAGGATGTCAATAATAGCTCCTAAAACCCACAATAAATTAAGCATTGTATCACCTACTTTCTTGAATAATGAAGAGGGAGAGGGGAGAGGGGGATTTACAAATTTAATAAATTGAACCCCGGTTTATTTTTAGGCTTCTTGCAACACCCCCGGTGGGTAGCGCAGCAGGGTTGGTGCTAAGGTTAATGCCTATGCTCACTTTTTTCTTAACGGATGGACGCTTTAGCTCTTTAAAGCGGTGAAGTGTGTTAAGAATTTATCAATCGCTTTAGAACTCTAAATCACTAAAGTGTGTTAAGAATTTAACAGTTGAGCCATATTATCATATGAACAACTATTCATTTGTTAAGAATATAACAATTTAGCAGTTAGTCTTAACTATTGCTAGTTATTTATACTTAACAGTAAAGAGTTCTAACTAAAAATTTGCATAAAAAATGCGCTGCCGTTAGTGGCAACGCATATTTTATTTTTGGGTCAACGCTGATTTAATGCGGTTGCAATGACGCTTGCAAAATCGTCTTCCAGGTTTTTGCGGGCGGCGCGCTTGCCGGTTCTGGAATCGTTGTACAAGTGTACAATGCGCGGATGGTTCCAGCCGGTTCGAAATTCGTAGCGAATACAATTCCGTAACTTTGCAATGTGCTGTGAGGTTGTGTTGGAATAGAATCCAAACACCCAAAGAATACCGGTTGTACGCTGATAGGCGGCTACGATAGTCGAATAGCTCTTTAAAATCAGAAAATCGGAAAAGTCGGGTTTAATAATCCATGCCGTACAATAATACAAGCGACTTTTAGAGCCACCTGAATGCAAGTCTGCCAAAGACTTAACGGATTTGACAATTTCCGAACGATTGCGATAAATCATTGTGCAAACACCGCCTTTACAAAGTCATCAATCGATTCATTGGTGTTATGCATATCATGCAAAATAGTTGGTTTGTAAATGCTGGAAAAACCGGAAGCGATAAAGCCGCTATCGCAAGCGCGGAATGTGTCAATGTTGCAATAGGCTGTGTCCACAAGGCCACAATTGTCAAATAATTCACGCTTGATTGTAAACCCGTTGTCAATGCCGGATTTTTTCGGCCTGATTGTAATAAGTTGCATTTTCATTTTTATATATCTCCTTTATAATCTATTTTGGCTTTATGCCATATGGGGCCGGGCTTTACGGTAAACCCGGTGGAACGATTAGAATTTTACTGCTGAGAGAGCGGGCGGTCAATGGGAACAGCAACGGCGTTGAAAACCTCACGCGGAATACCCATGGTATTCTCTTCTTTGGGCTGAACGTCAAGTACCTGCCATTTGGTGCAAGGCTCGGAATTGTGCAAGGCCTTTTCGACTTTTTCAGCGTCAAGAACGCCGTCAAACTGTTTTACCATTTCACCGGATTCGACAGAAAAGTCATCGTTGAAACGTGCATACTTTACACGGGCAACGGTGCCTGCCTTAACAGTTCGGCTCACACATGCGGTACTTTTGGGTTTGTCGTTGATGGGGCGGGTAATGGTGATAATCTCGTTCTCACCGTCAACGGTTTTTTCGATTTTCCAAGTAGTCATAAATAAATACCTCTCTTTATGTTTTTGTTTTGGAATGGGATTTTTCTTTATTTCCCTTTCCTCTTTACAATTATATTATAACATAAGTTAGAAATAATACCATGCAATTTTGTTGCAAATTATATGGACAATTGTGTGCTGTTAAATTGGTAACAATCGCTTTAGTGCTTTAATGTGGTAAAGTGCGTGCTAATCATGCTGCGCCCGTCACTAGACATATAAGCGCTTTAATGCTTTGAAGTGCTAAAGTGTGTGAATAATTTAACAATCACTTTAGTTATTTAAAGTAGTGTAGTGTGTGAAATATTTAACAAAGTTGGTGGCCTACCGGTTAGAAGTGACTAACTATACCATATGTGAAAAATTTAACAAAGGGGAAAATGGAAAAAATTGGTAAAATGTTTTGACACTACTTT